CTAATCTTCTTTTGAGAATTGCCAGTCATATACATTCCATCTTCAGTATTAAGGAATTGCTGTCCCCATTCCTTAAGACCAAACATCGCTGCGGCACCTTTAGCCGCATCTTTCGCCAAATTAATCAAACGATGACGTCGATCATCCATCATGGCCATAACCGGAAAATTCCTGTTACCACCAATGAAGCTCATGAAGCCTTCAGCACATTGTTGAATTTCTCCGGGGTTTGAACTCTTTCTAGCATCAGCGACTACGGATGTAAAACCATAATTTTGCGGAGACTCACAAGTCGGCCAACTCTCTCCTTTCATACCTTGAGCGTTAGTTGACTCCTGCATCAAATGTTCGTCAGCAATAGTATCGACAAGTGTACGACAACCTCCAGAGCTATAACCTCTGAAGTTGATATCATATGGCGTTGATCTATGCATTACTAACTAACGGGAGGAAGCCCCGTCCTCGATGGATCTGGCATATCAGGAGATTGCGTCGCAGCGATACTACCATAACCAATCATCTTTAGCCGTGAAGGTTCTACAAGATCCAATGTCGTTTGAGTACCTCCATCACGATCTTGCGTGTAAGTCACAGAACGCGCTCCAAGTGGTCGGTTTATAGGTCCCATCGGTGAATTGAGTGTATAGACTTGTCCAGCTTTCCAAATGTTTCCAGTTCTCGGATTAAACCAGCCATTGACTTTAATCGTCGCGTCTATTTTTTCTCCTTCATTCCACATCTGTTCATGGTCTGCTCTCATCTGGACTTCATCTAAATCCTTAACTGGATGTTCAACTGGAACGTAGAGCGGACTAAAACGACCAAGGCTGCCTGGAGCCGTCTTTTCCTGCTGGGCCGCATCACCCATATTTGATTGATCAGTAGCTGTCTTTTGAGCACCTGCATAGAACATATTGCGCGCTGCAATATCTGTGAATACAATTTGCGCACTCTTGATATTAAAACCCTCGATCAAGTCTCCTGAAATTGGAGGCGAATGTAATCCAATCAATAACCAATCACCATCTGAAGTCGAACCAAGCATAACATTACGCATCCTCGCCAACCGCTCAATAAATGAGAATCTTGATTCCCCTGGATTTGCTTGAACTGGTGGATCAAATGGCTTACCAGGTATATCACCGACAGTTGAAAGCTTAACACCCGTTGGCTTCAATAACTTCTCAGTTATCTCCACAAGAGAACCGCTGAACGTCAAACCATCAATCGAAGGAACGATGCTCGCTCGAGCCGCATACCAAGATACTCCAACGCCTTGTAAGCTAACGCCATGATTGTTAGCATCATAGGCAACTTGTCTAACCAAAATAACTCCACTCACCGCTTTAGTCGATACAGCTATCGGCACATTAGCGAGCCATATCTCGCATTCATCACGAGGTTTGATTTGTACTTTCGTCCATAGACCAGCAGGATTATCACGTTCAGCCGCTGTAAACCGAAACTCTGGATTTGGATCTTCCCATTGATCCCTAATCCAGACTGTCTCCCAATCGGAAAAATAACTGCCTCTGACGATTATGGTAGCAATCTCATCCTTCTTAGCACCGTAAGTATTCGGTTGCGAAAAATATCCAAAATCAAATGCCATTAGTTTGATAACCCATGTCCGATCCTCGGAGAAAATGCAGGATGAACGATCTTATTTTCAGCTCTCACTTCATCAGCTCTACTGGCGTCAGAATAAAGCTTATAAGCTATAACAAGCGTCGGCAATGCAGCATAAAATTCATAACTAAGCATTCTAGGTAATGGTCGAGCAGTTTGCGCTAAATGAAAAACTAATGCTGCATGTAGAGCAATTAGAGCAGAAAATGTAGCTTGATCCATATCATCAGCAGCTAATTCTTGCATCGGATCGAACGCATTATTCATAATTTGCTGAATTACAGAAACATCTTCACGACTAACAAAAGTCATATCAGCTATCATACGACATTGAGTAGCCAAAATAAATTGAATCATCGAGTTTTGTACCAAAATAGCTCCCAACAAAATTGGAGTTAACGCGGCTCCGACCTTGCGCACTTCTTCTAATTGATAAACCGTCATACCAGTCAATCTTGCTAAATCAAAGATACTATCGAGAGGTGGACCCCACGTATCAGCACGTAAATATGTCTCGACATTAGCAAGAAAATCCCCAACCGCTGTTCTTAAATCCGATCCTGAACGACCACGCGTTGGTGCTAATACCAATAATTGTTCAAGTATGGTATTACAAACCGGAACTGATGCTTTAACGTCATTCCGTTCCATTATATTTGCATCTTCATTCTGATACTTGCAGCTGGTGTTGGCTGTGCAATAGATGCAAGAACCTGATTGCGCATAGCTTGTGACGTTTGTAAAAGGTTTTGATATGTCGATGGCGTCGGATTAAACGGAGGTACACCAAGCTCTACAAACGACATATCAAATACACAATAACCACCAAATTTCTCCTCCTCCGTTAAGCGATAACGTGAACAAACCACAACGACTGGATCTTGTAGAGGTAGCTGTAAAGGCCCAGGCAATCCTGTTTCGAGCCGAGCTTGTAGTGCATCGCGAGCCAAGGTATAGTCGCGCTGATAAAGCGGAACGCCAGTGTCAGCTGGATATTGAATGATATAACCTCGAACATTAAACTCAATTGCTCTCCGTCCCATATCCTCACTATATGGTAAATCTTTTTTGGGAAACTCATGAGTTACAATTCGACGACCATTCTCGCGACTACCTGTTTCACAATGAAACATAAATGTATCAAAATTCGCTGGCAAAAGCCTAGCGCGCCAAGGACTAGGTAAATCACGTATGGTGGAAATAGCCATTAACCTGGTCCTGCTCCTGGATCACCACCAGCAGCATCATGGCTAATTGCCGGTCCATGATCTGCTTCTTGCATCTGAGTATGACGATGCCATTTGACTGGCTTGAATGGCTTTTCTTGACTTACGCTTTCTTGACCTTTTGATTTTACAGTAACATCAATTTTACCTGTACCGAGAAGGCGACGACGCATAAGTCCACCAGCACCAACGCGATCTATCATGCTACGATCAACCTCATCATCTCTAGCAAATGCCCTACGTCTCGCTCTGGCTCGCGCACCAAAATCCCCTCCACGCATTTGCCATTCTGTTTCTGGTTCAGAAGGCAAACCTTTCCAGCCAGTCATATGCGCAATTGCACGTTGACGCCGCGCTGCTTTTTCTTCCTCTGTCTCACCACCAAAAATGCTAGTCGTAGGCAATTCAGAAGTAGTGGGACGCACATTAAGCATTTCGATTTTTGGAGCAGAAGGAGCTGACTGTATTTGCGAAGGTCCAGCTACTTGAGTTGCTCCAGGTATTTGAACTGTTCCTGTAAATTGGCTGATTGGCTGACTTATACCGCCAGTACGCTGTAACCATTCTCTAATTGGTCCTGTTGCTCCTGTCTCAAAACTACCACCACCCATTGCGCCGCCCCATTGCATATGCATGAGGTCGGCTGTTCCATAAGGCATTGGACCTGTGCCGCTATATCTATTAGCAAAATAACCACCCCAGACAAAACTAGCTTCTGGATATTTCTTAGTTTGAGCTACCTTTGCGGCTTGAGCAAATTGTTCATAAAGATGAAACGTCGCTGGATTTTGATACCAACCTCCAGACCCTCCCACTGGCTTTCCATCAGGGCCATAAATACGAACATCACCAGCATTACCTCGCGGATGTTCGCCACCGCGTGGACGCGCCTCTTTGCCACTTTCAATTTGAGCATAGTAACCAGGCGGCAAGGATTTTGACGCTTCTCTAATAACATCATAAAGCTCTGGACGAATACCTGCTGATCCGCCACGAAGTTTTTCTTGCCCATCGCCACCCGCAAATTGTGGCGATACTTTCGTTGCTGTTGGCTCTAGTGCCGCCGATGGAATATTCACACTTTGTGATGGTCGCGTTCTTGCCGTTGTAACTACTGATGGAGCAGCAGTCGGCGGTGTCGGTTGCCCTCCTTGACGCCTAGCGGCAGCTATTGCCGCATCAGCTTGTCGAGAGCGAGTTGGAGGAGGTGTATTCTGAATTGTAGAAAATCTTCGATTGAGGATCGACCCTGTTGTAAATCCACCATGTGACTTCATCGACGATTCAGAATCAGAAACGAATTGTTTAATTGATGCATCAACATCAAAAGCATTTCCACCTGGTACTTGTGGGTGATTATATTGAAAAATTCCAAACGATTGTTCCTTCGCATTCGATACCGCAGTTTTTGGATTATAGTCCGACTCAGCAGCCGCAATTATCATTCCAAAACGCGCCCACTCCTCAGCTGAACCAGTCTTAAATCCATACCTGGCACCATCCTTTGGAATGGTACCAACTACGCTTGAGTTTTGGTATGCGGCGAGCAGCTTATTGTAGATAGCAGAGCTACCAGAACCACCAGGCAATTGTACATCCCCTCCTGCCGATGTCGGTCGCTGACCAGATGGTGTCGTTAAATCCGGCACTGGCGTAAAACCACCGGTTGGATAACCAAGCGGCGCTACTGCCCCTGGAAGCGTCGCTGGTATTGTTCCGCCAGGAGCCGTTGGCGTAATTGGTGGACCGCCAGGACCGCCATGTGTACCCGGAGGAAATGGACCAGCAGGTCTACCATCAGTAGTCGTTCTTGGACCAGCCGTAGTTGGACCAGCCGTAGTGGGACCAGTAGGAGGAGTAACAGCGCCATACCCTGTACCAATCCCGCCACCAAGACCAGCGCGCAAACCACCCATTTGCGTCGTAAGCAAACCTAACTTATTTGCTGGCTGCTCCTCGCCAGATAGCAACGCATTAGTGCGCCGTATTTGTTCAATAAGCTTTTTGGTTTCATCGTTTTGATCATTCATAAGATCACGACGCTCAATATTGGTCGAATACTCCCCATGTAATTGTTCTGCCCAATCTGCCGCGCCTTTCCAACTTTCCGGCGTCATACCGGCATATGGGCCAGTAAAACCAGCAACCCCGTTTCCTCCCATAAGCCTTTGAGGCTCAGTCGCTCCTCCTTGTTGTTGTTGACTTCCTCCAATTTTGCCTTTGAACCATTCCCAAATTGGTATCTTACCTTTTTGAGCAGGGTCACCCCAATTCCAAGGAAGGAATTGTTCAGGCCCACGCTTGCCAAACCACGGGGAAGGCTCTGG